GATATAGGAGGCTGGTATTCATATCCTAAGGAATTATTTGTGGTTATTTAATCCCTTAAATATAATATCGGTCTCCTTTCTTTGCAACTATTTCATTGCTTTATCACGCCATTTTGCGGATGAACCAGATTAGTAATTGCAAAAGAATTAATCTCTTCATATTTTTATGTTAAGTGTAATCGTAAAAATGCTGATTGGGTGAATATAGCCCCTCCTGAGGGGGCAGCCATCCGGTACCAATCAGCAGTAATAGTAAAGTTGTTGTGCCACTCCTCAGCTTCATACAATTATCAGCAGGAAATTGGCGAAAACAACTTATAGGTTATGGGCGTATCCCAACGTGTAATGCTACAAAAGTCCGCTACACTTACGTCCGAGACGGATGGGGCAACCCGATGTGCAAATGTAAGGAATTTATTTTATAGTTTGTATTGCAATATGTAATTACTGTAAAATTTTCTTCTCTACAACGCCATTTGAATGACGAATCAGATTTAATCCTTTTATCGGATGTTCAAATCGGATGCCTTGAAGGTTGTAATATTCACTTGGAGAATCACTATTGGACTCAACTGTGTCAATTCCGGCTTCATCAGATATCTGAACTGATATTTTTGCTAAAACATCAGTACCATCAAGTGAATATGCTGTTATGTCACATACGCCTTCAGCGTAGCCAAATAATTTATCGTTTTTCACTTTAGCAATCTGTTCGTCAGAAGATTCCCATCGAACAATAGGAATAGTGCAATTAGATGGGTAGACGGAATAATCGAATGACACTGTCTCGCCTGTCCTTAGAGTCATTGAATTAGATTTAAATTCAATGGATTGCATTGGAATATAGTGCGATGACTCTTCCGCTAATCCCTCTATATGCTGAAATTTAGACCATAGTTCGTGTTGTTTATATGCTTCAATTGAAGTATCGGGAACGTATAGAGTAGAATATTTCAAATGAACTTCATCAAAAGTATCATCTTTGATAATAGGTGGATTCGTATTATAGCAGATTATATTTTCAAGCTCATTATCTGAAGTAACAATCCATTTCCCAATTTCGCGAACTTTTTCGCCAATAACTAAATACTTCAGATTTTCACAGTACGAGAAAGAAGATTGAGAGATATAAACTACTGATGAAGGCAAAACAATAGTTTCCAGATTTCCACAATTAGTAATACCGTCATATTGAGTCGACGCTAAATTCTCTGAGAATTTAATTGAGTTTAATTTAGAGTTAGTCATGGCATTTCGTTCCATCATGAGGACAGAATTAGGCATAACATAATTACCTGTCATATTTGGAGCTGCATACATCAAATCCGACATTTCATTGTTGAAAATAACATTATCCTTAGATATTATATATGGATTGTCGTCACTAACAGATATGGATGATATGTTATAGCAATATAAGAATGCAGAACTACCGATAGTTTTAAGCTTCGCACCAATAGAAAGAGATTCTATTCCGGAACAACTGATAAAAGCCTCGTTACCTATGGTTTCAACATTGTCAGGTATATCTAATTTCTTGAACGTTTTCACTTGTGTAAATGCACCTTCTTTAATGGTTGTCAATGACTGCGGTAAGACGAGAGATTCCAAAGCAGTCATAAAGAAGGCATTTTGTCCTATTGACACAAGTCCCTCCGGGAGATTGATTTTTTCTAACGAATAGTTGCAGAAGAAAGCATAATCCTCAATAATGGTAATTGATGGAGGAAGTTCATATTCCTTGATAGTTGTCAAACCGGAGAACGCATAAGAACCGATTTGAACAACGGTATATTCATTGTCATTATAATACACGAATTGAGGAACAGTAATTTTGCCGTTAACAGCCAAATCTTCAGCGTAAAGTTGGTTGCCCTGTTCCGGTTTGGCTAATTCGACACGTTTACCCATTATAGTATTAAAGGTAAAACCGTTGTATTCAAATGTCGTGGCATGAATATTTAGGCTGTATAAAAATGCAGCTAAAAGTGAAAAATATCTTAGATAATTTTTAGTCATCCTTGGATTGTATTAAATTATAAGATTTGTTATCAACACGATTGATGTTCGCAAAATTACAAAATTTTGGACAAAACATATCCAATCAGACAATGTTATGCAAAATCGAATGTCGCACATGATTTTATACTACGCCTGAGGTGGAGAGCGAGAAAGAGTCGTGGAACGGAAATTTCTGGCTCGGTCAAGCCTCGCCCTACTTCGTGGTCGCAGCCTTACGCTACAAAATTCCTGTAGTCGAGATGCTATAAGCTTCTCGATACGGGAATTTCTCGCAGCCGATGTAGAGGGTGTCGAAGGCGTCGGTGCCGTCGGTGCGGTGTTCGAGGAGCGCTTCTTCGCTCTCGGCGAGCTTTTCGCCTGACTTGTCTTTGCGAAAACCGTTACGCCCGCGACTGACTCCTGCCGACTGGATGGCAAGTATCAAGTCTTCGTTGTTTGAGCGGTTGAAGAACGGCATCAGGCGCTGTTTACCGGCAAAGCCCTGGTTGATGAGAAGGTACTTTTCATCGTGGCGCATCGGATTGCCGAGATACACAGGTTCCACCTGCCAACCGTGCTTTTCAAATTCGTGGATTACTACCCAGCGAAAATCCTGCTCGTTCACGGCGTAGTTAGAGCCGAGAGCAGTTGCGTCGTAATAAAACACAACAGTTTTGTTGCGATGGTCGCGGTAGTAGTCGCAAAAGTCCGCAACCAGTGCCGGGATTTTGCGCTCGAATTTCACATAGAAAGATTTGATGACGTTGAGCCTACGTTCACGTGGTTGCCCTGCAACTATCCAGTTGATATTTGCATTGTAGTCCATACCGATGCAAATGGGGGCATCGGCGTCAACGTCGCTGTCGCTCGTAGAGCTTAAAGGCGATATCTTTGCCGATAGCGGATTGTCCGCTAACTTCTTAAATTCCTCGTCAAGTGTAACAAAGTTTGAAGCATCGTACTTATGAGCTTCGCGCATCGACGAATAAAAACCGTCTTTGGCGATTCCGATCCTCTGACAAAGGATAGAGGTTTGGAATGTCAAAGGCGTGAGGTCGCGCTTCATCTGCTTGATGTAGTTCTCACCAAGCAGTTGCAGGTTTTCTATCGAGGAGTATTCCTTATAGTAAACCGCCACGGAGCGCATCTTATTGAGGTTCGTGTCGAGGCGACGCAGGTAGCCCTTCAGGTATTCTGGTACCGGGGATTTGGAACGCGAAAGTTGGCGGATCCGTTCTTTGGTGCGCCAAATTTCATAGACCGTGCCCTCAATAGTTTTTATCAGCTCGGCATCCATCTTGTCACGATAGTGTAAGAACCAGGAGCCGCGCTGTGTCTGAGGCATATCGCTCAATATCATTATTGAGTGATTAAAAGAGTGATGCCCGAAGTACGATTTAATGCCGCCGTTGGCGGGAAGCGTTTCATCTTTGAGCTTCTGATAGTCAATGAACTTAGCTTCATCAACAAGCAGCCACGAGAGAGTCAACGAGTTAGACGAGCCGGGGCGGTCTTGCGATATGATGATGGCACATGAGCCATTGTAGAACGATATGACGTGTTCATAGTCGCTCGGTTGGATAATAGGTTGCTTGAACGATTTTGGCGGTTTACGTCCAATCACGTAATGCACACCGTTTAGAAATCCCCAACGCTTCCATGCAGCAAGCAACCCCGGAATGGTGTTAGTCAGTCCGTGCTTGAATGTCGGCACACAGATGCCTCCTGTGCTGCCCGGCATACGCTGCATATTGCGGAGTACAAAAGGCGCGGCGATGGAGTCAGTCTTACCTGTACGACGACCGGCAACGATAACGGTGGTGTTGGCACCAATCAGTTGCGTCAGTCGCTGCGGCTTGTTGAAATATATGCGTTTGTCACTCATGGGGGAAAGTTGTATCTTTGCGAATAAACTAAATCATTGTCATCATGAAAAAGTGGATAACCATATTAATTGTTTGCCTGATATACAGCATAATCATAGGCCCAATTGCAAAAGCGATAAATAAGAAAGTAAGCAATAATGGTCACTCTTTCGTTCTTAAATTTGTCATTTATTTTGCAATCATATTTGCATTAATTATTATCGCTGACTTGCTCGGCTTCAGTATTCATGAATAGTGTATCCAGTTCGAGGTCAACTTCCTCAAACTGAACATCCTCAATATCAATAGTCTCGGCACGATACTTCTGTATCATAGCCGAGATTTTTTCTTGTATATTTGGAATAGGCTCGATGCCCAGCACACGCGGGTCATCGGTAGCCGTGAACGGCTGCGGCACAATCATGTCGTAAGGCATTGCTTGTTCATCCTCCAGGTCAACGCGGTTGTGCTTGGCATAGGATGACGCCGCACGTTCCATCGTCCTTGTATCCTTGCGCTTCTCCGCCATCTTGAATGTGGAGAGAATCATCTCATTATATCGCCAGCGGTGGAAATCGCGGCTTGCTGTGGCAAGTGTCGGCAGAAGCGTTTTGCAGATTGCAAGATCGCTGTATGCCGTAACACGGGAAATGGGATGTCGCTGCATGACTTCGGCAACGAACTCGCGGTCGGTTGCGTCGGGGTTAGAGATAAACCAATTGTACATCTCGCGCACACGCAACACCTTCTCCACAATGATTTGCGGATAGCGCTGCGATAGTTCGTCCTCCTTGGTGAAGAGGTCGGCACGGCAAACTTCTATGGCGGATGGCGTTGACATGGCGTTCACGGTTTATTGTTAGAAATACGGGCGATTCCGAAGGAGTCCCCTACTCGTCGTCCTCCATATCGAGCAGGTTAAGACGAGCGTTTTCGATTGCGAGCGGAGAACCGACTTGGGCAAGCATCATTTCCTGAGAGTGAAGCTTGACCTTCGATGCGGCTTTGCCACGTCGATAGGCTTTCGACACGTCGGTAGTGCGGTCGGCAATGTCTGATCGTAGCACATCAGCCGGAATATCGAGTATTACAGCGATGTCACTAATCTTTAGATATATTGATGCGAATTTTTCAATCTGCATCAAGTCGCTCTCTGAATAAGTCATTTAGCGGAACGGAATGATTGGTGATTAAATCGTTTACTTGCGCAAAAAGATTATCGAAAATCGCCGTGTCGGTGCTGATGAAAGCAGACTCGGCACGGTTGCCGCGGGTAAGGTTCTGCGAGGTAACAACAGATACCTTGGCTCCGTTCTCGCCCTTGACCAGCAATATTTTCGAGTGGTTGTCAGCCAAATAAGTACGCTCAATAACTTGGATGATGAAGCTCCAGAGTTTGAGCGTCTTGTTGGTCGCCTTATGGTCGAGCACAAGATTAATGCGGCTGACCTTTTTGTCGCGAGTGATGAAATAGAGTCTGCGAAGAAACTCTTCGGAGATGGAGAAAGATGTCTGCCAGATTTCGGCTACACCCACTTGCTTCAATATCCACTCCAGAACGTCGGCAACTTGCAAAGCTGTCGAAAGATACGCCTGAAACGGTTTCTCTGAGAGCGGTTTCAGAATGTCGGATATTGATGCTGTTCGTTTCATGCAAAATGTTTAACTTTGCGTCGAAGGGTTTATTATAAATTCTTCGTCTGTCAATCAAGAAGGTTTCTACTTCGCGGTGGAAGCCTTCTTTTTTGATGATTTCTTCGTAACGGAAGCCGTTTCCGTAGAATCAGATGAAACAGCAGAATCGGATGAAATAACATACCTGTCATACGCCTCCCAGTTGGCGTGCAGCTTCTTGTCGAGTTCTATAAGTTCCTTCAGGAACGGATAGCGTTCGCTGTCGGGACAGGTGGAGTCCTCGGTGGACATTGTGCGAAGTCGTAGATGCAGCTCGCGCATACGTTGGAGAATGGAGAAATTCTCAACGTACTTCGCCTGAATATCTTCCGGCAACAAGTCGTGGTCTGCACGTTTACCCTTTTGCCGGGCTTGGCTTTCCTCTGCTTCCCCACTCTGCTCCGTCGATGTTTCTTCGTCACCGGTATCAGCTTCGGTAGAAAGATGTTCCGCCACAATTTCCTCTACCTTGGCTTCCATCTCAACCACCTGAGCATGGGTAAGCTCCTGCACACGGAAATTGTAATACTTCTGAAGCTGATACTCGATAAACTTCTTGCGATTATCCAGTGCCGCAATATTGTTACGGTACATGATGGCGTTGCCTGAAAGCTTCAGAAGATAGAGAGCGCCAACGTTGTAGTCGCGTTCTTCGGCAGGTGTTTGCAACCATGCCCCTATAAGTTCAGTAAATTTATGGTCCATTATAATTTGTTGTTTATTCCGGTGAAAAACACGAGGTTTTTGCCGAGCGGTTCGAGCAGATTTTTCATCGCATTCATTGTGGCTCCTGTGGTGACAAAATCGTCAAATACGATGATATTACTTTCGGTAGGCGGTTCAGTCCCGAACGAAAAGCCTGCATTGACACGATGATGCGAGTTGCACTGAGCAACATCCTCGTAGAATGGGATGTGCAGCAGCTCTCCTATACGGGCTGCAATGAGTGTGGCGAAATTGTGAGTCTTGTGGCGTCGCTTCGGCGATGTCACGATGCACCAATCACTTGAGTCGAGCGAGTGCCCAAGCATTTGACCGATTAGATTGGCGACGCCTGTGGCGAACCGTTCAATCATCGAGTCATCCGCCTTAATCTCCGTGAGCGTCCTGCCGTAAACAGACCTCTTCCATAGCGATATGATGCCGAAAGAAGGATAGCGGTACGATATGCGCACCTTGTTTGGTGCGAAGTCGCAACGTGCTTCAGTGGCGTTGCTCCCATGCCAAGCCTTACGCTTCTTCTCGGCGAAGATGTCTGAGGCAGCACCTTTAGGTTTGGAAATTAAAACGTCAAGTGCGGGGACTTCAAGAGCAGGAACGGAGATGTCGCAAAGCAACTCGTTCAAGTCAATAGCCCCGGACTTGACGTTTTCGCACATGATTACAGGAAAAAGCTGAGACGCTGAGAATTAGGCGATGTTGTTGCAATCAATGCAATTATGCTGCATTACTGCAATCAATCTCTCCATCCTCGGTAGCAAGCTTGCCAACATAGAACGGAGCGGGCACCTCGTCGGTAGCCTCGGCATTGATTGTTGTGGAAGTCGTACCGGTAGCACCTTGACCAAGGTCTTGCGCAACGGTAGACTTTGTGAGCCACTTCTCGGCACCGACAACACGATACTTGTCTTTCATGTCCTGGACTACAAAGACGTTATCGTTGTTGTTGATGTAAGCGGCGGCAGCAGAAGCTTCCTCGCCCACACCGGGGTGAACGGCAGTGAGCTTGTTGAGCTGGGTTTGGCTTGGGAGTTCACCCTGAGCTTCGGAGGTGAGTTGCGATTTGTCGGGCAATATGTCGATATATTGCCACTTGGCATCAGCCTTCAGCTCAAAATCGCCGGAGAGCACAGCCGAAGTCGGGCGACCTTTAGCATCGCGAGGGAGCGTCGGCCATTTTACGATCTGCCCTTTGGAGATGTAGTAAATGCGACGTCTTACACCCGGCAGCTCCGGAGTGCCTTGGCACCACGCGAGCGACTTCTGCAAATTTGTACAAGTGGTTGTGGTCGTAGCCATTGTTTACGTTTTAGAGTTCAAGAAAAAAGATTAGACCAGCTCTACGGCTTTGAAGCGACGTTTGTCGATAGACTCAAACTGAACGCCAAAGAACATAGTGGCGATGTAAGAGAGGATGAACGGTTCATACTCCTTGACGAGGATGTTTTCAACATCGCTCATCTGGTCATAGCCAACGAGCATGTTCTTCTTGGGGCACACGTGGATGAACTTGGAGTCCATCTTGTTGTAGAGCGGAACGAGCTTCAGGCGACCGTTGGAGCCTTCAACCGAAGTCTGGTCGTACTGAGTGTTGTAGGCGATGCCTCCGTGAGTCATCAGGTAGCCCTCGTTGTACTTGTCGGCGAAGTCCTGCGAGCAGAACATGTACAACTCTTCCTTGCGGAGACGCGGGTCGAGCGAGAAGAGAATCGACTTGGCAACGTCAACGGCGTTAGCCGAAGTGATTGCCGTATCAATCTTCATGTAGTTGCCGAGGTCGGCAGCGATGTTGCCGGCAGCAATCTCCTTTTCGGTGATTGTGTCGAAGCCGTCAAAAAGGTCTGCGGTGGTGTCGCCTGTGGCGTTACGCTTACCGTTCCAGAGAGCATCGTTAAGATGTTCCGAAAGACCTTTGGCAATGAGAGCCAAAACATGAAGCGCTGTGGGCGTCTGCATCTGACCGTCGCCTTTTGTAGCACCTGTGCCAAGCAGTGTGCTGATGGCGCTGTTCGGCTCAAACTTGGCAACAACCGAACCGAAGAAAGTTTCCAGGGTACGGAAGTCAAGGTTGAGATTGAAGTCGGTGCTGCGACTCGGCTTGTAAGGAGCGAACTGTGCGTCGCCGGAGATGGCGGCAACCTGTTCCTTATAGCGGATGCCCGGGCGACCGGTCATATATTTCAAAGACTCCTGAATGCCGATGATGGGGAGCATCAGCAGGTCTTTGCGGTAGATGGTTGCTGCTTCTTGGTATTCCTGAAGCGTAAAAGTTAGTTTACCAGCCATTGTTTATAGGGGTTAAAGGTTAGCGAATAAAGACTCAGACAATGTCGTAGAGCTTGCGAGCAGAATTCACTGTATCGCAATATTTCTCCACATCGGTCTTCTCAGTTTCCTGAGTACCGTTATGCTTGGAGTTGTCAACGACATTGGTAGTAGTATCTCCGGGCTGTTTCTTCAGCTCGGTGATTTGGTCGCGTAGGTCTTTGATGATTTTGTCGCGGTCGGCAACTTCGGTTGTGCGGGCGGCAATGGTATCATCATTAGCTTTGAGAGCGTCCTCGATAGAGGTCAGCTGCTCGTCGGTGAGTATAGCCTTGTTGTCGGTGAGAGCAATAGCCTCGATACCCAACAGTGTGCAGATAAGCGTGTAGGTTTTATTCATTGCTTTAGTTATTGTGTTTGATGGTGAACGGAAAAGCGAAGCGATGGCGTTAAGAAACTTGGCGAAGGCGCTGCCCTTGTCAACTTCCTCGATTGGCACGTTGGGGATTGGCATACCGGATGCCGCCATAGCCGATGCAAGTTCATCGGTCATGTGCGGAGCAACATCTTCGGCTGCGTTGGTGATTTCATCAACGAAGCCCCAATCAAGAGCCTCCTGTGCGGTGAGCCAACCACCGACTTTCATCAAGTCAAGAAGGGATTGCTTGTCCTTCTTGCACTTAGCGGAGTACATTGAAGCAACATTGAGGTCAAGCTTGTCGAGGTCGTTCTTTGTCTGCTGATACTTGGCGATAAGCTGCTCGAATTGGTCAGCGTTGAGAGTATCCCACTCGAATACGCCCATAGAGCACTTATGCACCAGATACATAGCGCTTGCGTCGATGGAGATGTGTTTGGCGCCAAGAGATGCGATGGTTGCAGCCGAGGCGTTCATGCCAACGAAATGCACGGTGACATCGCCGTGGTTGCGGAATGCCGATGCGATGGAAAGAGCGGTGGCGAGTGAACCGCCGAGACTGTCAATAAGCACGTTGACCGGTTTGCCGGCATTCTTGCCGAGGATGTAGTCAACGAAATCGCGGTCGAAGTCGTAACCTCCGACGTAGCCTTTGAGATGGAGTTGGTATTGAGTTGCGGGCATAACTTCTGTGAGTATCAATGTTATGCCACAAAAATAAATAAAGGGCGGTGGGCGGGAAAAGACAGAATTAAGGTTGAGAAATTGGTATAGACGTAAAAAGAGCAACCTTTCAGCTGCTCTTTCCCATCTGCGCCGGCAGATGCCTAAAATCGTTGCTTACGCACTCGAAGTATTTCGTTAAAGGGGAAACTACCCTTTGTGGATACACAAATAGAAATAATATTTCATTCCACAAAATATTAACGAGCTACGTAAATACCAACCACGATATATTAAATTCTAGGTTAAAAATCGTAACTTTGCAGTATTATGAGATACGATAAGCCACCATTATTATATACAGAGCAAATCGCATTACTAAAGAGCCGCGGTTTGATTATTGATGATGAAGTAAAGGCAGCTGAAAAGTTGGCAAATGTCAGTTACTTCAGACTCAGTGCATATATGTTCCCATTTAAGAAAAAGGTTGATGGGAAAATTATTGACGAATATAGATATGGTACGACATGGAACGATGTTTATCATATGTATGTGTTTGACAGAAAACTTCGACTTCTAGTATTTGATGCCATTGAGAAAATTGAGGTAGCCGTGCGAAGTCAGATGGTTTACTACCTTTCACACAAATATGGTTCCCACTGGCAGGATAAAGCAGAAATATTCGCGACCAAAATGGTGACACTTAAGGATGGTTCACAAAAGGAAGTGCGAGTTTTTGATGAAATTCAAAAGCATATAAAGGAGCAACTTGGTAGCAGTCAAACTGAACTCTTTATTGAGCATTATAGAGATACGTACCATGATCCGGTCAATCCACCTTCATGGATGTGCGTTGAAGTCATGTATTTTAATCAGCTATCAAAAATTTGCTCATATTTAAAGGAGCGTTCTGACGTAACGGGTATAGCATCCCATTTTGGGTTGCCGCCAAAGGTTTTCACATCATGGCTTCATAGCATTAATTATGTGAGAAATATCTGTGCCCACCATGCACGTTTGT